TTAATCATACAAATTCCCCTTTTCATTTAAGCGCGTAACTGCCACTTTTGCTTCTTCTAAAAAGCGAATCGTTTCCTGCTGTTTATCTTCATTCCCTTTTACTAGAACAAGAAGTGTCCCAATTGGTTCTCCATTTAAAAGTTCAACATTACCGTATAACATGCTTACTTCAACACCAATTTTACGGTAAAGGTCAATGACAATTGTTTTGGTAACATTATCCATACTATAAACCAGTTGGTAAATAGCCTCATTTTCAGTTAATTTATCTAATTTAAGTGACTGCAGGGTACTAATTACTTCACCTGAACCCCCAACAAAATTTTGGGTTAATTCAGTTTGAGGATGAAGAACAACGTCACGCAGTGATCCTTTTTCAATTATTTCTCCTCGCTGCATTAAGGCAACTTGGTCACAAACCTGTTTGACAGCGCTCATTTCATGAGTAATTAAGACAATCGTTAAGTTTAACTCATCCTTTAATTTTTTTAATAAAGTTAAAATTTGTTGAGTATTTTGCGGATCTAATGCACTGGTTGCTTCATCTGAAATCAATATATCTGGTTCATTAGCAAGAGCTCGAGCTATTGCAACACGTTGCTGTTGACCACCGGAAAGTTGAGCAGGAAAGAAGTCAGCCTTGTCTTTTAAATCAACTAAATCAAGCAGCTTTAACGATTTAGCTGTTATTTCTTTTTCTTTAAGACCTGAATGTTTTAATGCAAAAGCAATATTTTCAATCACACTAGTCTCATTTAATAAATTGAAATTTTGAAAAATCATTCCAATTTTTCTACGTGCCAGTTGTAGCTGCTTAGTTTCGATTACTTGTTTTCCATTTTTTACAAAGTCAGTTCCATTTACTCTGACATTACCTGCAGTTGGTTTTTGCAAAAGATTAATTGTTCTAACCAAAGTTGACTTACCTGCACCAGAAAAGCCTACTATGCCATAAATACTTCCTTTTTCAACTGTTAAGCTAACGTCATGCACAGCATGAACTGTGTCTTTATCCCGATCAGAAAAATCAACGTTGACATGCTCTAACTCGATAATCCCCATAAAAATTCGCTCCGTTCACTAAAACTTGATGTCCCACGCAGGCTGAGTCATATTACCATAGTACTTCTTGACTAAGCGTTTAGTTTCAGCTGTTTGATATGCTTTAACCACTGCCTGGTAATCCTTGTTATTTTCTTGACCTTTTTTCGCACAAATAATGTTTACCCATTGGAGTGAATCTTTATTTAAAGGTTCAATAAAGATTGTTTGCTTTTCTCCTAAACCAGCAGGACCCGCAAAATCGTTATTAACAACAGCAGCATCGACTGAATTAATTACCCGACCACATTGATCAGCACTAATTTCTTTAATTTTTAAATTTTGTGGATTTTTAATGATATCCGCAACAGTAACTAGTGCCTTATTGGGACGTAATTTAATTAAGCCAGCATTCTTTAACACTAATAATGAACGAGATTCATTAGTGGCGTCATTAGGAACAGCAATTGTTGCACCCTTAGGTAATTCATTCAACTTATGATATTTTTTTGAATATAATCTGATTGGATTAACCTCTGTTCGACCAATTGCTACAACACCACCATGATTAGATTTATTCCATGCCTTTAAGAAGGCATAATGCTGAAATGAATTCAAATCGATATCACCGTTTTTTACTGCTTTATTGGGTTGATTATAATCCGTGAAATTCTTAATCTTAATTGTTACCCCGTACTTCTTTTTAGCAAGAGCAGCGGCATGATTCCAAATATCTTGTTTTGCTTTAGTTTCACTAACAATTCCTACTGTGACAATATGACTTTTCTTTGACTGATTAGTGTTACTACTGCTACGTCCAAAACTAAACCAACCGCCAACAGCAATAAGCAAAATAACTACAGTACCAATAATAATATTCCTACTCTTCTTCGTCATTTTAAAACCTCCAAAAACAAAAAAGCACTTATCCTATCATAAGGACGAGTGCTTCGTGTTACCACCTTTAAATTCATTTACTACTCACGTAATAAATCTCATTAGCTATCAACCAATAGCTTGCAAGGATAACGGATGCAATTCCGCCACTAGCTAAATATCACTAGTAGTCATCATTTCAAGCCCATATTCACCATCAACCACCAACCGATTCTCACCACAATATCGGCTCTCTTTATTAGTAAATAAAATAGTTACTCTGCTTTTCAAGATGTATTAATTATTTAATTGTTTATTAATTTAACACTTAAAATATGAGCTGTCAACTATTTTCTTAAAATTACTACTTGCGTTGATAAGTTAAGAAATCATAATAATAAGTATTATTTGCATCTGGTTGATGAGCAACGCTTTTGATTAAAGCAAACTTGTCATAATCAATTTGTGGCATTGTAACGTTCGCAATAAAATTAGCTTTTATAGCCGTTTTTTCTAAATAATCAACTTGTGAAATTAAAGCTTGAAAAACTGACCGCCCTCCAATAACATAGTTTTTTTCATTTTTATGATATTTTAGCCATGAGTTTAACTCGGTAAGTGAAGAAACAATCTCAACTTGGCTATTTCTTTGATATTTTTGAACCAACTTTTGATTCTTTGTTAGAATAACATGATGTCGCTTGGGTAAAATATTTGGCAAACTGGTAAAAGTTTTTCGGCCCATAATTATTGAATGTCCCATTGTTAATTCCTTAAAATGTTTCAAATCAGCAGGCAAATACCATGGTAATTGACTATTAAAACCAATTTGATGTGACAGATCTTCGGCCCAAATATAAGTAAGCATAATTTCACCTCCCTTTAATTATAAAAGCTCTTTAGAATAAATTACTTAAGACATGCTTTTTCTATTTAAAATTGCTATAGTAAATATATGGCAAAAGATAAGGAGAATGATATGACTAAGAAAGCAGATCAACAAACCGAAAAAAATTTCAATAAAATGAAGGTAACTGAAGCAGATTTGGTAAGAGATTTGCAAGCCGTAGTAAAAGATCCGAGCCAAATCGGTAAATTAAGCGATAAAATTTTTCAGAATCATCAAAAATGGTTAAAAACAATTATGCCTAATTATACACCTGAAATTCATTTGGCAATTGTCAACTCCTATGAAAAAGATAAACGATATCAATCCTATTATGATGATAAGGCTGGTAAAGGTGCAACTAAAGCTTTGATTAAAATTGTTAATGAACATTTAGCAAGTTAACCTTGGTAGTTGATATCAATATTAAAAAGCGTCCCTTAATTTAGGAACGCTTTTTAATATTATCTATTTATGTTTATCAAATATCAGTGAAACCAATGAATATGCTTATCTGTAAACGCTAATAAGTCATTACTTAAGTATAAAATATAAGTAATAAACAATGTTAAGTTTGCATCACCTTGAAAAGCTGTAACTCCCCATAAAATAATTGACATAATACCCTGAATTGTCCAGAAATAATATTGTTCCCGAAAGCGCATTGTACATAGTAATGACCCAGTAATCCCGATTGCTCCTGCAGTAGCATCAATCCATGGACGAGGACTAATAAAGATTTGGGTGTCCATATAATAAAGCATGCTAGTTACAATAGCAAAGAAAATAGCCGTCAATAACCATTGCAAAAGTCCCATCCCTCGAATACTTTTTTCTGTTTCTTGCTTCCAGACTGGTAGAAGTAATACGGGCAAATCAAGAAGTATAATGTATGACGCTTGTAAAACAATATTCGCATAATTTCTTGCGTAAATAGAAATAATTATATAGATAATTGCTGATAATAATCCAAGAATTCCATTTATTTGCTTAGCATTTGTAATTGCCAAGGTACAAGTAAATCCCATAATTGCGGCAATCATAGTAATCACTGCAAGAATATTAAGCGGCGAGGAAATTGTCGTTCCAATAATAATCCCAATACCAAGCATAAGTAGCATGTATGTCTTAAAACTCCATCCACGCAACTGATTTATATACCATTTAAGCCGAAAAATATCAGTATTAAGCTGTAGTTTCATAGTTTAATCCAACCTATTTTAAGATTTATGCCAAAAGCACGTTTTCCATCATATCATTAACAGACATAATTTAAAAATATTATGACTAATATTCAGCTGATTTTAAAGTTGGTCAATCTACTTGTTCATATGCTAATTTTTCGTTTTCATAGGTTAATAATTTATCATCAAAGTGGGCAATCTTATAATTTAAATAATTAATTGTCTTTTGTAATTCTTTAGCTTGCATTTGTAACTGTTGTCTTTGACTTATTAACATTTGCTTACGCAGCTTAGAAGGTGATTGCCTATGATATTCAGAAACAAATTTTTTAATTCCTGAATAGACATTCCTGCTTGACGCAGAGCTTTAATATAAAAAAATCCAGTTTTTATCATTGTCACTATATATCCTATACCCCTGCTGATTGCGATGAATTTTAGGGAGCAAACCGATTTTTTCCCAGTAACGTAAAGTATCTTTTGTTAATTCAAATTCTTGACTAATTTCATTTATGTTTAGTTGTTTATTCACTTTGTTCATTCCAATCATGAATTCTTTGAACTTGAGCAGGATCTCGATGATTGAAAATGAATTGTCTTCGGGATAACCATAATATCCCATTGAATCAATTAGCATAATACTACCTGGTCAGTCTACTTCTTAATTTATAGAAAGAATACTCCTTAATATGCACTCCAAGGCAACTTTTAAGTTAAAAGCAACAAATTAGTGGATTTAGTATGAATAATAGTTCAAATTAAATGAATTCATTATTCCAACAATGTCAATTTCTGCCCTTCAAAATAGTTGGAATTAAATTAAAAAGTGCAGTTTATATTGTTAATGAATTAATTTTCTTTTTTTAAAAATGGTTAAAACTCCAAATTAATGATAGATTAATGCAATTTGATTTAAAAGCAATTAAAAAATAGTGTCTTTCATCAGTGAAAAACACTACCTCTTTTAGTTAATAATTATAGTATAACTTAACTTTTATTTATTTTCAGCTTTCTTAGCTACTTTTTTAACGCTTTTATTAACATTCTTTTTAACGTTTTTAGCAGCTTTCTTAGCCTTTGCTACGGTCTTTTTACCTTGCTTAGAAACAACTTTTTTGCTATCTGCTGGGTGATCAGTTGGAACATCTGGCAATGGGTTAACAATCTTACCTTGTTGTTCTTTTTCAACAACCGGTGCTAACCAATTTATTTCTGCAGTTAAATTATCACGGTATTTTTTAGTGTAACTAGCCTTGTCATTAGTAAAGTGCTTCAAAGTATCTTTATATAAATTTAAACGCTTTAAGTTAGATAATTTTGCGCCTTTTTTTACAGCAACATTGTAATAGCGATTAGCCCGCTTATGAGCCTTTGACCATTTAGCATTGACTTTGATTGGCTTTAATTTCGGCTCTTCAATCTTCTTTTCATCTTGCTTTGGTTTTTGTTCATTTTTTGTAGTATCTGTCTCATTACTATCTTTACCAGTCTTAGCATCCTTGTCCGGAGCTTTAACCTCATTCTTTTGCCCATTATCAGCAATTTTATTTGTTGAAGTTGGATTTGTTTCTGCTGCCAATGTAACAGCTGATTGACTAACTACAGGGGCAATCGAGGTTACTCCAGCAATTGCTAATTCAATAATTTTTTTATTTAATTTCATAATTTGTACACCTTTCTTAAATATGTGACACTTATTATAATGACTATTTATCATTAAGTAAACCTATTATGCAAATTAATTATCAAAATATAATTATATATACTAGTATAATTTAGTGTGGGACTGAGTTCTTTCTACATTAATACACAAAAATACACAAAATGACGCTACTAGCTCAATCAGTGAGTTGAATATTTAACAATAATGATCTTTTTAAAGGTTAAATTATTTTTTTTATTTCTTTTTTGCCGTGCGAAAGCAATAAAAAAGCTTGTAATCATTGATATCACAAGCTTTATAAAAGCATTTAAGGAGAGTACAGTCTAATTTATTAAAAATAAATAATTTAACCATCTCACAATCACTGAAATATCAATATTTATAAATTGATTAATCATAATTAATAACAACTAATTACAAAGTTGGCGAACATTTTGGCGAACATACAAAAAGCACCGTTTAATCGGCACTTTTTTGATTTGTTTTTGGATGGCTTATTTTTGGTGTTCTAGTTTATCGTTTCGTTTTCTTACGCAAATATTAATGCCCCGTTTTGGCTTTTTTTATGCCTAAATTTTATGTTATACTGATTTTAATTAATGCAATTGTCATACAGTACACGCATTAAGCTTGATATTTGTAACTACAAAGGCGATCCTCTTGGATTGCTTTTTTTTGCAAAACAAAAAAGCCACCCTAGACTAACGTCCAGAGTGGCTTTATAAATAACCCCACATACATAGGAAAATTTATATTTGGACTTAAAAAGCAAAATTAAGCATACAAAAATACCGCTCGAATAAACAGGCGGTATTTTGTGGTTCAGAACTTGATCAATTATAACATCATTTAATAATTTTGAGATGTGGTTCATTATAAGAATGAACATCATCAGCAAAGGACATTCCAAAAATAGTCTCTAAATCTTCTACAGGAAATCCCAAAGTCATTTTTAAATCTTGTTTAGATACAAGATTTACATTTAAAAGCATATTCAAAGCCTTTTTGAAAATGATTGGATGCTCCTGAGCCAATTTTTCATCATCTATTTCATGTTTACGCCAATGATTTGCAGAAATTTGTTTTTGTAAATATAAATATTGATTCTCTGACAATAAGTGCAATGAATTTGCTCTATAAACTAAAGCCCCAATAGAAACATTCCAATATAATTTAGCTTGTCTAAAAAAGCTCATACTTGTTGAAGTCAGGTAATCAATAAATGCATTATCCGGCATTAATAAATTAGATGCAAATTGATTAGCCTGCTTTTCTAATAAATTCTTATACTCATTATTATTTAAGTCAAAGACATTTTCTATGCTAGCATGTAATAATATATGACCTAACTCATGAGCAAGATTAAACCGTCTTCTCATAACAGATTCATTATTATCTGTCAAAGCTATTATTGGTCTACCATTTGCCCAAGTTGAGACTGCATCCATTTTTTCATTATGCATAGTAGTTTCAGTAATTATTATACCATTTGCTTCCATAGTATTGGTTAAATTTTTAATTGGTCCATTGCCTAAATGCCAAATTTCACGGACTTCAAATGCTTTTCTTTGAATAATTTTATTAGAAATTTCTTCTATTTCTAAATTAACTGTATCAGGAATAGTAAGCTGAGGCAGTTTTATATAATCAGAAATATATCTTATACTTTGAGCTGCAAAATCTAATCTAATTTTTTGCATTTTTCTTAGTTTATTAGTGCTAGCAGCTTGACTACGAAAAAATATTGTCCCCATCGGGATGGTCGTATCGGATTTTCCAAAAAAAATAGTAGGAAATTGTAAAGCATTAGCGAGTTTTAAAATAGAGTCACCCCTAGGTTTAGTAACTCCCTGTTCATACTTGCTAATTGACTCACGAGAAAGAGAAGATTTATTCGCAAGTTCTGCCATACTGAGTCCTCTCATTAACCTAGCCTTTTTTAATTGGTTAGGATTGAATTTTACCTCCATTATCTTCTTTCTCCTTTTTTAGCAGTTGTTTTACTTCACTACGAAATTCCAATTCAATATCTTGCTTTTCTGAAGCAGTAACTGGAGGAACAATAGTTAATGCATCAGTTATATCTTTAGTGTACAACCAAGAGGTTACACCAGGATTTGGTATTCCTAATTGAATATAATCTAATGTATAATTTTTTCCCCCGTAAGTAACCATTATATACATATTATATGACTTATCTTGTGAAATGTTTTCTTCAAATAAAGATGTCTCAATTGGTACAATATTTTTATTTTGTTCACTTCTTAAAGTACGATTCTTTGCTTTCACAGGTAAATCTTTTTCAGAATTAGTCTTATGAACTGTAATTATACAATTTCTATGTTTTATAGCTAAATATGTATAACCGTTTTTAGATACTTGCTTTGTAAAAAAATTTAAATCTATACCGGATGTTTTAGCATCATGCTTTAACAAAATATCGATATAAACATGCCGTAAATAACCATAGGCATTACGTGCAGCTTGTAACTGTAATTCTGGTTCTCTAGCTATTAACTCTTGAAATTCATTATACCCTCTCTTAACAGAATTTGATAAAAAACCTGCTAATTTAGGATCTGCGTCATTGCTTAAGAAATTTTCTAATGGATTCATGTAAAGTTCCTTTCTAAAATAATATATAGCCGATTCGCGTCTATATTTTTACTTTTTTAGTGCTTTTTGTCAAGTTTTGTTCTACTAGACATATAAAATAGAATTAAAATTAAATTAAAAAAAGCCGCTCCAGAGCGGTCTTTTCCTTCGCATTGGTCTCCCTAAAGATACTAACATTTGTTAATTAATTATAAAATAATCATGGCTTTTTCGCCATTAATCCACTTATCTTTGCCAACAACAATCGAATTAATGGGTGACATTTTGCTTGATGTGACTTTACCCATTTTTTGCTGTATCAAATAGTAATGCATTAGCATCTATAATTTTTTATTATAGCACGAAAAAAGTCCTTAGATTTAATATATTTGCTATAATTTTATAAAACAAAAAATATAATATATTAGAAAAACAAAGTTGTGATAAAATTTATTTGGGGTGATATAAATTGCTTAGCAGATGCTAATAGAAACTATGAAAAATTATCCATAAATTTAGTGCTTTACTTATGAAAGAAGTGATTTTAAATGGAATCTATAAAAGATATGTTTAAATTATTCTTTTCTTTATTAAAATCGGTAATTAATTTTGCTATATCTACCTTGAAACCTTATGTAAATCCTTATATAAAACTCTTAATTATTTTTTTTGTTTCAATTATATTTATAGTTATTGCAGGTTACTTTATAGACAAAAATAAACACTATACTTCTGAAGATGTATTAAAAAAATTAAATAAATATGATTGGATAACTAATTCCCAGCCAGGTAAACAAGTTTATTTGATAAAGTATTGGATTTGGCAGAGAAATAAAAGAAAGGTCATTGTTCATACATTAAGTTATTTATCACGTGATGGCAGATATTACCCGAAACAGAAATTTAAAAAAGTTGGTCCGGTTCGTTTTCCATTTAAAAGAGTTTGTTGGCTTCTTTATGAAGATATGGATATGGATAAATTGAATCAGTATAGATAATCTAATTAAAACACAAAAAATACCGTTCATAGAGTCTTTTCTTAGACTTTACGAACGGTATTTTAAATTATTTAGTTAATTCAATATTTACTCCACTGAAACCATGTTTCAAATCGTGCTGGAATTGCTCTTTTGTAATTCCTAGCTTAGCTAGATACCCCCATGGGTCAGTGTGGTTGGTATTGCTGTACCCATGCTGGACTAACCAAGCGTGAGTTTTGATACCTTTAGCTTTGCTGTCATCCAGTGTTAGCGGAATACCATATTTTTTAGCACTCCAACGGAGCCAGTTTACATAGTGCTTGTAAGCTTTCATGGCACGCTTATGGTTGGTAAACTCGCACAACTCAATCTGCACCGGCGCCATACCGTTTGCAGGACTGCCTGCTCCCCATGCTACATAGCCTAGCTCGCCCACTTGATAGATATTTTTATCATCGATAACTAAGTGCACGTAAGTCTGAGCGGTGCTAATACTCGTCTTCATGTTGCGAGCCACAGCCCACGCTTCACCGTTTGGTGTAGCTGTCGAGTGAGCAATAATAAATCTCGGTGTTGCCAGTTGTGAGCTACCTTCGTTATCACTTAAAGCGTATTTATAATTCCGCTTCATTATTTAGCCTCCTTTGTTTCGTTATAGGCTTTTTGAATCAAGCCTGCTGCAGTATCACGAGTGATTTTGGTTTTAGATAGCTTTGCTTGCTCTAATAAGGCAGTAGTTGCCGTTTCTTTTTTATCTGCACCACTAGCATCACGCGTGGCTTGCTGTGCCACGATGTACTGAGCAACGTCATATAGCCATTTCATTTTGTCAGCGATTGCTGGATTATGTTGCTTAGCATATGGATAGATAGCCACAATCCCTACAGCAAGCAGTACAATGTATGGCAGTACCGAATTTAGAATATTAGTAATTTGAGTCATTTTTAAATCCTTTCTAAAAAAGCACTAGATACTATGATCTAGTGCTTTTCAATTCCTTTAATTCTTTTTCTAGCTTTTTTCGTAAAGCTTTTTCTTCATAATAGTCTTTTTTAAATTCATCTCGTTCGAGGCGAAGTTCTTTATTAATTGAGTCTTTGCTTTTAATGATTGCATCCTTTTCCTTAAAAATGGCATCATAGTCTGCTCTGTTAGTTTTATGTGCTACAGCAATAGCAGTTACTAATGCACCAACAGCGCTGGCAAACACTTGTAAATCGTGCAAGTGATCGCCTCCTAGCTTGTATATGCACACCTGATAATCAAAATAAATAAAACAGCATCAAAGATTACTGCCATTGTCATCTCTATGTTATGGGCAAATAAAACATGCCACAGTTGCTCTGTCAGCAGCACAAATGTCGCACCACCAGCAACAGTAATTGTAATATCATGTATTACTTTATTTTTATTACCAGTAACGGCACAATAGAGCAACACTAATCCCAGAATAATAAAAAAGATGTCAGAATACTCGCTATTCATCATTGGTCTCAATTGTGGTGGCCATGTAAAGTAATTTTTATCAGCAAATAAAAACCCACCAATTAATACAATTGATAGGCCTATTACTACTTGGTTAAAATTTTTATTAATATTACTAATTAGTTTGTGCCACATAGTCGTCACCTGTGATCTCTTTATAGTCGCTACTAGTAAGCAGCGTTAGCCCTACAAAGGAGGCAACATCTGCCTTAGTGTAAAAACCCTCATTATAGAATTCTTGGGTCATTTCTTTAAAATAATCATTAAGCATTAGGCTTACCCCCTTTGGCTAGTAGTGGAGCCATCATCTTAAGCATTTTAGCTTGATTTTCAGCAATCGAATTTAAGCTAGTAGCCTGACTCTGCCCCATTTGTTCTATCTGCTTTTTCTGACTCTCAACTTTGTTGGTTAATTGAGCCACAATCTGGGACTGACTTGTCGGGTCGTTTTCAACCCAGCCGTTAGTTTTATTGTCCCATACGGGGTCGACCAGTGAATCGTCAGGCTTTTCGATGTGCCAGCGCCAAGGTAACTCTCCATCCAGTTTTAAAACGGACTGTATTACCAAGTGGTGCATATTAATGTCTGAACTGTCTGGGTCGCTGAAATAATATGTGTGATATGTTTCTTCTGTCATAATGTTTTCCTTTCTAATTTTCACGCTTTAATAAATTTCTGCATATGTAAAAAGTTATCGGCACCTTCATAAAAAAAGTAAATATTATCCAATTTATTACTACATATACAGATACTATATAGTGTGTCATTTGAGCCATCCCAAAGCTGGTTGTTAAATTTTTGTTTCCCTTTAGAATCGTATTTTTGAAAATAGGTGCCACTGTCATAACTTACGCCATAAACATTTTCATAATTGTCTATTAGCATTTTGTCTGCAGTACCGAAAGAACTATTTATATTACCTATCGCCTTTGCAGTTTGGTTAAGGATTTGTATATTCCCGTTACTTAATAGTACAGCCATCCTGCCCCACGCATTAACTTTAATGGCAAGCAAGTCATAATCGGCAGTATATATGACCTGATAATTTACTGGATTAGCTTTAGAAATTCTATAAACTTGTTTTGCAGCTACAGCATAGAAATATAATTTGTCACTTGCTGTAATGTAAGTTAAGCCAATTACAGTTTTAGTTGATGATAATTTTTGTAAATTTTGATCATATTTAATTATTGCACTATCAGTATAAATATATAAATAATTTTCATCTAGAAAAAATCGATAATCTTTTGTTATTGATGCATCAGATCCGATTGCTATCTTAGCACCTTGTGAATTATATTTATCAAAAAATAATCCATTTAAATTTTGATAAATCGTGTAAAGATTATCAGTATTATCGATTTGGATTATAGGCTTTTGGCTATAACCAAGTTTCGATAGTAGAGTCCCGTTTTCTGAGATTTTATAAACACAAAAATTCCCTGATGAATACAGTTTGGCTACAACATATACATCATTATGACTATCAGCCATTGCTTGTTCAGGCCAGTATGCCTTGTCATCATACTTAACCGTGGTACTAAGGCTATACTGATACTTAGGATCTTGACTTCGGCTATACACTAGTTCTTTGCCTCTGTATGCCTGCGTAATTGCTTGCTTACCGCGATAAATCTGTTGTACTAGCTTATCCCCCACATAAATTTTTGATAAATCCACCGTTTTCACTCCTAGCCATCAATGATATAGTATGTAGTTTTGCCATCAATTGAAGATAAAGCTTGATATTGTGCCAAAGTACCTGACCAACTTTTTGTGTAACCGTCCCAAATAGCACTTAGCTTATTTTTAACTTCTTCAAAATCTACTTGGTTAGTTTTTTTATTTACGCTACTGATAGTTGCATAGGTATCTTTCAAGCTAATGTTTCCATTTGAATCCGGTCCATATCCATCTATTGTCTTAACTCCACTAGTATCATCTGGACTTGGCAGCCATATCATGTCAGGTGGCGTGGCGTTGTCCTGCCATTGACTAGCTTTAAGACAGCTATACTTCCCAACATAGCTGCTGTTACTACTCAGCACAAAAGCAACCCATGAGCAATCGGGCGGAGTTGTAAAAGTTACACTTACTCGTCCTTTACTGCCTGCTGTAATTTGTTTGCTTTTAATAACGGTACCACCGTTGTTTACTTGCAATTCTGCACCTGCTGCATCTGAAGGAAAACTAGAGTAATCAATATCAACGGCAACCGTGTACTTGGTGTTGCCTAAAGTTGTTAGATGGACAATATCAGTTGCTACATTGGGTGGTATGTCTTGACCTTTATTACTGGTGCCTTTCAGTAAATTTGGTGCGAAAACTGGTATTTGTAAAGGAGCGGTGCCTGTGCTATCAGGGCTTATTGGCGTGCCACCATTAACACTAATCTGTTTTAATTTACCAGCTCCTGCAACAAGTTCATCAACTTTATTCTTTGGGTAAACGTCAGTAAGATTCGCTTTGTCGTCTAATTCATTTTTGACTTTATCTAGCTCTGCTTTCGTCGCAGAATCTGAGTCATCCACACTTACTGTAACTTTATCTGTACGTCCAACAACAATAAACATTGTCAAGTTAAATTTAAACAGGACTTCATTTTGATAGTCTGGCATCGTTTCTGGCTCTGCTGCTGTAGTTATCGCATAGAGTATATCTTTATCACTCCCCTCTTCTTTGGCATATACACCAATCGTGTTTAAATCATAGCTTGTTGTCAGATCTTGGTTATCGAAATATAATCCTACGCCTATCACAACACCTTTATTTTGTGTTGAATCAGCAACATCTATAATCTTGCCATATTGGACAATATCTGATAATTCAGTTAATTTTTGTAAATCTTCATTACTTTTATCAGTCATTTTTTTACTAGAAGCTGCAGCCTTAGAAATCGTAAATTTAGTAACTCCTTTATTAGCCCTAGCGGCTAAACTTAGACCTTCATTCGTTAATATTGTTTTATTGTATTCTGACAATTAAAATCACTTCCTTTAATTTTTTATTTGTGAGAGATTAGCCTGTACAGTTACATATGTTTTAAGCCATTTACCAATACCTATTGTGATATTAGAGCTAATTTGATATTTACTATGCGTCAGCAGTTCAATGTAATCCGAATTAAATTGAGCTACTGCCTTAGCTCCTACTTTCATCCCAATACCAATTTTAATGTTATTAGTAATTTGTACTTCGTTTAAAGCCACTCTAATCTCATACATCATGTTAGCCGGTAAATAGATATTAAGCAGATACTTGACATTATCAATTTGTTTATCGGTAATTTCTGCGCTCTTAGCCTCAACAATTGCATCTCTTTTGGGATAGTCAATCATAATAGTGGCAGGTATTTTCAATGTTGAGAATAGTTCTCGCATGTACCTAATAGTAATCGGTCTGGGTGGTAGTAATCGCATTAGTACCTTGTTCTGGCGCATTTGTAAAGTATCGCTTGGTGCAGGTTTAATACCAACTTGATCTTCAAAAACCGAAATACCTTTAGCGTCAGTTTGCGTTACAAACTGGTTCATTAATAATCTTAACTGCTTGGACTCTAACTCATCTAAAACTCCGCTTTGAGCATGCATGATTGCTTCCATTTCATAGATGCCATCATAGTAATCGGGCAAATAGTTCATTAGATTGTTAGCCATCTAGCACCACCTCTCCTAAGATGGGCAATTGCGATGTTTGGTTGTCAAATGTTAAAACTATATCTTGGTCAGTTTCATTAAGCTTTGGCACAGATGAATTAACCACGCCTTCAGTCATCATTATTTGCGACAATACCTTAGAGCGATAGATTGTCTGTGAGTAACCACGGCCAGTTATAGGATTTACACTCTTCCAAGTCTGTCTTAGCAACTTAAAGTAGGCTTCAATTGCCATCTTAATTTTTGACTTAACAATATCTACACCATGATTGCCATCAATATTGACGGTTGCCGAAATATTAACCGTTAACAGTGTAGGTGCTACAACCGTTACTTGGTGGTCAATTGGTGCTAGACCATAGCCGTTGCCCTCGCTGTCAACAGGGTCAATGATGTTCTTAACCTTTTTAACCAAGTCGGCACTAGCAGGCATTAGATTATTGTCAACAATCACTAGCTTGACTGTGCCTGCTCCGTTCCATACAGGGTAAACTTGACCAGCACCGACTTCACTAATTTTGTTGAGCATGGCTAAGTAATCCGTAATATTACCACCGTAGGCAATCCAATCATTCGCTCTTAACAGACGGTCACGCAAATGGTCGTCTGTTTCTTCGTCCCTTGCCGGTGCCACTATCTCAGTTATTTCTGCCCAATTTAATGAATCATTTGATGTAACTGGGAGAACTTGACCTAAATAAGAATTAGCATTTGTTCCTAGTTCATCAGCAGTTAATTCGCCTGTCAGGTCATCATTAATCTTTTGTACGGTATAAAAAATAGGCGTTTCACCAATACTGGCAAATTTATCGCCCATTTGTACATTATTAATCGGATTACCATCTGAATCTAAAAACTTAGCTTTAACTTCTGTCTGTGTAGCGACATAGCGAGCAGTTCCATGTTCAGCTGCTCGATAATCTAAGAACGCTCCTTGTGCCGTCTTAATATATGTCTGTTTAATGATGTTAGCTCTGTCTAGTGACTGTTGTGCCATTACCATTGCAGCTGGCGCTAGTGCATCATAGACAATCGAGCCTTCACGTTGGTCAATGTCATCTGGTACATTGTCTAGCATTAAACTTAGCCAATAATCAAAATCTTCAGCCATATAGCTAGCTGCTAATTCATCAGGATTCATCAAGACTCACCTCACTGTCTATATTAATATCACCAAAAACTGTTATGCATATTCCTCTAACAGCTAGCGTATCATTGGCTGTCTGCATTACTTCATCAATCTTGAGATCGATTACTCTTTCATCTGCTAGTAAAGCTTCTTTTAACATTCTTTCTACTTCAACTTTGGCAAAAGCCATATTTTTGCCAATCAAATCATTAAAATCATTACCATACTGGTCTGAATAGATAGGATAGACTAGACGCTCTGTGCGCAATATCTTATCAACTGCTTGAATCATAGCTTCTTGTTCGTCAATCTTGCCATGAATACGTCCATTTTCAACTTTAAAAGTCAATGATGGTTCATCTTCGAGCGATTCGTCATCGTCATCATCTGTATCGATATCTTCATCTTCCAATTCTGCATCATCAACTTCATTATCGTCATCAGTGACTACAATGTTGTCTTCGTTATCCATGACTATGCCTCCTCTCTCTCGAACAAGTAAAATTGCTGTCCACCATCCATTCGTATCATTGTAACTTTGTCACCTTTTTTAAGGCTATTATCAAATTCCATTTCTTTAAAGGTAATATCTTCACTAACTGTCGGACGATTCCCTGATACACTACCAACCTGATCATTGTGGGATTTAACTTCAATTTTTGCTTTACCAGGCAGCTTAAATTTGCCAATATATTTACCCAGAACAATAAAGTTGTCATCAATTATCATGTTATTGGCTAGTTGCACTTTTAAAGGTTTTACAGAAGTAACCAAACCAAATACTACATCAGAATATTCGCTATCTTTACCACCTCGTTCTTTTAGCATCTTAATTAAGAGCTCCCCAGCCATTCTGCACCTACTTTCATTGTTAAATGACAATTATAATCAGTACCAAAATTATGTTCTGCCTTTAGAATTGGACAGTTTTTCAGGGTTTTCCCAAGATCATTAATTTTAATCGTAACTGCGTTACCAGCTACTAAATCAATATGCCCAATACAGTCAATTGTTAACTCCTTGTTAGCTCTATTTTTCTTGCGTAGCTCGTCTTTAGCTTGCTTGACCATCTGCGCATGATTAGCTTTATTTTTCTTATTAACTGTTTCTTGCAGCTTGCCCCACTGTTCGGTAGATTTACCTGCAGCACTGGTCGACTTAAAACTAGTCCGCTTAGGATCGTCTTGTTTGGCAGTAGCTGATTTTGCTTGTGATTTCTTGGTATCTTTCTGAATTACTTTGACCACATTTGCCGTATTATTAATATCAACGGCATAAGAAAAGCCGGTCATTGCCGACTTACTACCAATAATCATTTTTAACTTTTTATATGGAGCGCGCCTAAGCTCCACCACATCATAATTGCAGTATATGTAGTACATATGCTTAGTGGCTGTCCTAGTTTTGGTTATAGCGCTCTTGACCATATCAAAGTAAGTCTTGCCATCACATACTTCAGCCGAGACCTTATGAGTAGGCTTATCAACCACTTTATGCTTAATGCCAGCTCGCTTGCATACATTGTTGAACCGGTCAGCAATCGTTCCGGATTGCCAAACAATTGAATCCTGATTCTTGAGATACCTTGATTTGTCATAGCACGTTACGCTCACTACATTGTCTTCTTTTACCTCGTACTTAAAAACATATCCATAAAAAATCTTGTGATGATCCCATCTGAAGGTAATAATGTCACCAGTATAAGGGATAATTGGATGAGCATTTTGAATAAGATCAAAAGTAAGCTCTCCTGCAGAAAAATTTAGGTCAGTAGACCATTTGATGTTGGTAACTACTTCCCTCAAATCATACGTGGTACCTTTACCGTTACTTTTAGATTTACGATACATATTACTACGACGTTTAAGTTTAAAAGTTGTGACTGTCATGCTTTCTTCACATCACTTTTTCTAACCCAGCCACGTGCAGAGCCATTAATACCAACACAAATTGGATACTTATGACCTGTTGCAATGTTAATAACCTTGCGCTGAGCATTTTTTTCGTAAGCACCAGGTCCATTTCCGTTTGAATCCATATACAATCTGCCGTTAACTACAACACTTGAGCCAACTCCGAATTTCTTTGGTGGCGAAATCCGCTTTTTACCTTTTTTGGATTTTTTCTTTTTCTTTTTTGATTTAGAGATTTTTGTTGCCTCAAACTCACGATATTGCTTCAATTCTAACGTATATTTGTACTCTTCATCGTAGCCATCTTCAAAGCCATATTCAAAGCTTTCTACTGTCATTGGCAGACTGATTTTAGTATTAGCCACGACAACCTGCATATGTCCTTTAGCCTTTTGAATTTTTTTGATGAAATCAATATAGTAGTCTGGTTCTTGAAGCTCATCTACAGCTATATAAGTGGTTTCAGTTAACGGAAACGCACTTTCAATTGTTATATCAACCAATTTTAGATTACCCAACTGATTAATCTCACCGAGATTGACGACCGTTTGACTTTTGTCGTCACCTTCATATTTGAGCTTTAACTCAGCCGGGTTAACCGGCAATTGGATAGTCTTGTTATTTTTGTAATTAGTTAAAAATATGCCAAAGCCATCCATTAATATCACCCTCTATCTTTTTAGCCCAAAGATTTCTCTTGTTGAGCAATAATTTTATTTTCTAACGCTGCTAAAAGCGTATCTGCATCATACTCGGCACTACCCGAACTATTTATCTGAATGGCGCCACTCTCAATCGTTAGTGTTGAACTATGGTTGTCAGATGTTGTTGTATTGCCACCAAATCTAGTATTAATCAGATTGCCACTTGGGGCATCACGATTATAACCGTAGCCAATACCAGAAGCATCTGGTGTTGCTGTTGCAATCATTGCGTCACTAGCACTTGCTATTAAACCTTGTGTACCGTTCATCCCAAGTGCCATACCTTGACCAAGATAGTCACCAATTTCAGCAAATAGCCTTGACGGTGAGTGCACTTTAGCTTTAGCACGTGCTGCGCGGTCAGCCTGAGCCACTAATGCGTTAGCAGCCGTAGTAACTGCACCAAGTGCTGACTGCATCCCTGCAGCTAGTCCTTGACCAATCATTGCACCCGCACTGTACATTGGGCCAACTCCAGACTGAGCAATTGCAGCAGCTTTACTAATTGCTGATTGAACGCTTGCTAAAAATTCAGCAGTTTTTGCTCTACCCATTCTAGGACCTGGAATTGGTCTAATTTTAGGCATTGTTGGGGTTGGCACTTTTGGTCGTGCTACTTTAACATGAATTGTTTTGACTTTAGGCATTATAGGTTGCGGCACTTTAGGTCTGGCTACCTTAGCGTGCATAGTTTTAATCTTAGGTGTCTTAGGCGTTGGTATCTTAGGCTTGGCCACCTTAGCGTGTAGAGGCTTAATTTTTGGAACCTTCGGCGTTGGTATTTTTGGTGTTGAATACTTGGCCTTTAACGGTTTAGATTGCAATAATTTTTTAACATCCGTAGTCGAATCTAATTCAGGCTTAATTTTCGTTTTTATTGATTTTGACTTCAAATTGTTCAATTTTGTTGGATCAGTGAATTGATAATCAACTTTAACTTTGGCTTTTTTAAGAAGCTGTTTGTTGGCATATACATTGTCTAAATTGTTGATTTTTTTGTTTTGCTGAACAATATCTGGCATCTTGATGTTATCAAGATTAGATTTAGTTGTTTTAGCTTGTGCATCGATTCCCTTAAGCGAACTAATCACTGTGCCCGTTGCTTTGAATTCGTGCGCGCGATTTAAAGAATCGAACATATGACCAATGTCATTACCCGCGTCACTAAAAGCCTTACGCATCCCGCTGAAACTAAAATCGCCGTTTTTAATATCGTTAATGGCAGAACCAAATGCTTTAACACTATTCCCAGCCGCCCTTAATGAATAAACAAATGCTGAGGCTGTGCTTATAATGCTTGTCAGCGCATCCGCAAGCGCACCAACGCCAATAGCAATACCGTAAATAGCTCCAATACTAATAGTACCTAATGCTTTACCTATTGCTGATAAAACTCCACTCGCTGGTGCAAGCGCCTCACCCAAATTACTAAAAGCACTACGTAGTGGTTCAAAGATTGACCCGAAATTGCTAAAAAGATTACTAATTGTATTTCTAAAATTAAAAAGATTGGTCTGCCAAGCATAAACAGCTCCAATAATTAGAGCAGTTATCCCTGCAATTACAAGAGCAACTGGCCACGTGATTGCCGAAAAGGCAACCTCTATCATGCTTCCAATTTGAGCAATCTTTTGTGGCAAGGTCATTATGGTTGAAATAATTGAAACCAAATTGGTCGAAAAGCTACTGATTCCGCTAAAAATCTTTCCAAATATTCCGGTTATAGCACTAATACCTTTCATTGCAACAAAGGCAGTTGCCAATGCAGTGACAGCAGTTGCAACGTGCTGCAACTGTCCTGGATCTAATGAGCCAATTATTTTTAAGCCTGCTGCTATTGCGGCAAGCTTAAGACCGTTAGTACCAAGTTTTAATGCTACAAACGCAGCTGCTAACATTTTTAGTGCACTAGGATTAATTTTTGATATCGCCTGCACAACGTTAGCGATACCATTAGCCATGGTTAGAGCAAACCTCCCAACGCCTTGGCCAATACCATTAAACAGTCCTTTCAGACCTTGATTATTAGACAGGCTGCTAAATAGCGTCCTTATGCTATCTCCAATATCTCGGATTATGTCGACAAATTGGTTTTTGCTAAATTGGCTAGTAAAGCCTTTTATAAAAGCGCTGCCTGCCGTTTTCACACGATTAATGCCATCAATTATCTTATCGGCAAAGTTGGTAAAGTTAACTTTCCCTAGCTTGTCAGTAATGCTACTGATTGCCTTAATACCAATCTCACTCAGTTTCTTAAATTGCGGTTGAACCTTGTTTGCCAACGTCTCTTTTAATCCGTCTAATGCTTGACCAATGGTCTTGTATTGTGTTGCCATCTTGGAGAAGTTGGCATTAGTCCCTGTTTTTGCTACGGCATTTAAGAAGTCTTCCGTTTTAATGGTACTAGCCTGGACATTTTTAACTAATTCCTTGGTAGACATTCCCATTGTTTTAGCAACGGCTGCCATACCTGCTGGTGTTTGTTCTAGCATTAACTTGAAGTCTTGCCATTGCACTGTTGGTTTAGCAGCCATTTGCGTAGCCTGTTCAGACAACGTCTTCATAGCTTGTTGTGGATCAGTAGCGGCTGCAGCTAAGCCGCCAAATCCTTTAACTAACTGGGTAGTGTTTTTGACGCCTACCGCAGCTAATTGACTATATGTTTGCGCCATATCAGACGATGAGTAGATCGTATCCTGTGCGAACTTTTGCAGTGAGCTTCTAGCAGCATTAATCTGTGCTGGACTCTTGCCAATCTGCCGCATATTGCCTTCAAATGTTGACCAAGCAACTGTTGAGTCGTTTAATTCACCAACAAAGGCACGAACACCGTTGCTAGCAACCCCCATTGCTGAACTAATCATGCTACCAATTGCAGAACCAGCAATTAATTGTCTAAGTCCTATATTGGCTGTATTAGCACTATGTCCCATGCTTTCAATTCCAGCTGAACCCTTGTTCATTTCTGCTTTAAGCCTATTAGCAGCAGACATACTACGTTGCATGCCGGAATTAAACTTGTTCAAGACATTGCTAAAGGCATCTTTAATCATAAGTGTTCCACTAATTGTAGCCATTTTTTACCTCCTTTCTATTTATATCTTCTAGCCTCACGTTCTGCTTCTTTACGCTGTTTTTCTTCAGCCTCAACACGTAAGTCAATCGTAGCCTGTACCATTGCTTTTTCTCTTAGTGTTAAATTGCCATATTGACTAGGTGTCCAATGATATTCGTTAATGCAGTAATAGCAATAGTTGAAGTCCCGATTGGACTCAATTAGTTTTTTGCTATTTCCACAAAATTACTTAATTTATCCGCATCAAAGCCAGAAATTTCCGAAATGGCTTCTAATAAGTCGCCGTATTCTCCCGCCTTAGCAATCATTTTTCGTAACATCTTAGCTGGTTCCGCAATACAGCCCCAGCTTTTTTGTAGTTTCTCGTCATGTAGATTAGGCACTACAACAGACTTTTCGATTAATAAGTCAGTAAACTTGTTACTGTCTGACTTTTCAACTTCTTGATAAGTCTTCTTGCTAATCATTCTAGAAGTCGCTTGCTTTTGTAATTGATCAAATTCTTCAGAAGTAATGCTCTGAATTACAAATGGCTCCTTATAGCCTGTAATTTTGATTTCTTTTGTCAGACGCTCTTGCTTTACGTTTTCAGCTAAAAAATCGTTAACGTTATATTCTTTTTTGATAGTCATTTATTATTTCTCCTTATAAATCAAACCCAGTGAACGGTGTTACCAAGTTAATCTGTTCAAAAGTAAAGTCTGTCTTCCATTGCATAACTCCATCATCAGCTTTAAAGTCCGCCAATGGAATATCGTTAAGGTTAACTTCTCCTAAGTGGATTGTCTGAGTACCAGCCTGGCTAGTTGGGTCGTTAATCGTAAAAGTAATCTCAAAATATAGATCCTTTCCGCCTTGTACGTATGGCAAAGCGTATTTTGTCCAATTGGAACTAATTAAATAGCCCCCAATTGAACCAGTACCTTCAACTGAAGTGACCTTCTTGTGCTTCCAACGACTGCCTAAGGTTTGAACATCTTCTTTATTTTTTTCGAGTTTTGCTGAAAATTCATTACATTCAATCAATGGAATGACATTGCCGTTAATCGTGACATATACTTTCGCATCTTTGGTTGAAATCGTATCTCGACCATTTAGAAAACTGCCTACCGTACTTACTGTTTCGTCTGCCATTTAAATTCCTCCTATTCTATTGCACAACCATTGTCATGTAGAGCTTCTCCATCGAGTCCAGCGGCGTCACAGCTAGATTTACCACAATTGAGTCTCGGTCATTGCCTGGTTCCACCGTGATATCATCAGATTTAAAGTTGTCAATTACGTTTGCATCCATCAATCCTTGCAGGTAACTCACCCGGTTAGCCTTAAACAAATCTCGGCCGGTAGCGTTGTTGGTAACCTTGCCGATGAACATGGTGTTGAAAGTCTCCTCCGTGTTAGTAACAATGGTGTCCATCGTCCGTACAACCCGGTTCTTACTGAAGAAGACGGGCTTTTCCTCAGTGATCTTAGTTAGTGAGTTGATATCCTGTTCAATCAGCACTGTCTCATTGCGCTTAGTTGTAAAGACAATCTGCCCCTTCTCCAGTGCTTCAATCGTCTTGTCATTGCTAAACTTGGGATATGCACTGATTGCATCCGGGTACTCCACGTAGGTCAGTGACTTGGCCGCGTCGGCTGAACTTGACATACCAGCAAAGAAGCCCGCTGCGACTGTTGCTGGCAATTCTGTGCCATCACCTAGGACTACACCGTTAGCCACCGTTGAGATACCCTCGTAGTTGACCTTGTCTTTGATTGCAGGAATAACTCCGCGCACCTTGACACCAATATCTTCACGCAGGTGCTTGATTTGATTAATCAAAATCTGATGAATTGGGTCGTCTAGGTCAAAGCCAGCTGTAGTGGCCACATCGTAATCCTCGTTCTCTAGGGCATCTCCAAAGAGGTCAGCCATTGGGCTTGGCGCAGTGGTGCCGCCCGTTAGGTTGACGGTAATGTCACTCTGCAGCTGCTCCAGCTTTGAACCAGGCACATTAGGCTGCTTACCCTTGCCATTGTCGTCCTGGCCAGAGGGTTGCGGTGCCAATTCGCCATTAAGTTTGACCTTGATATATTCGTTATCAAACAGGTTGCCTGGCTTAGTCACGCTGATAATCTGCTCGTCCACCATCTTGGTGCCAAACAGGGTTGCAACTGTTACCTTGTCGTCTTCCTTCTTAACGCTGACATGCAATTCATTGCCCTTGGTGCCTGGATACTGGGCGGTAAAGGTCCACGGCAGGGCTGGGTCGGCATTAGTTGCTGCTTGTCCGTCATTATTGTTTAAAAGCAGCACTGTATTGGCACCTTTCAGTACCTCGTGCAATGTTTGTAGCTCTGGGTCATTAATATCGTGACCCAGCTTAGCCTCAAAGTTTGAGTCGCTGTCTACTTTAATAATTCCTTTAGCGCCCCAATCAAGCTGCGTATTGATCGGCAATAGTGTCCGACCAATCTCGGTGTTGAGTCGCCCGTTACCCTTACCAATCACATTGATATAGGCACCTGGCCGGCGCTTATTTTGTGTTTTCCAAACTGTCATTTGAAACTTCCTTTCACTTCTTCATTTTGTAATTTAATTTCGTCTTTTTCGGGGTAAAAACGGCCCCATACTTCGAACTGGTAAACCAAAGTGTTGTCTTCCTGCTGGGTCATCTCTTTGTGCCGCAAGGGCGCATAGTCCTTTAACTCCAACAGACCACTGAGCAGGTAGTCCTCTACGCGCTCCATGTCAGTTTTAGGGCTTGTAGGATCCGGAAAGTAGATAACTTGATAGCTTTGCTTGCGCATTTGCCGATCAAACAATTCACTACTTGCAGATGTCCCAATTTTTTCGATAAAAAAAGATGGCTCATTAAAACCATCTGCTTGATTTTCGGTATAGATTACTGCATTCGGGAATATCCGTGCAATCTCGTCAGCAACACGTTCGATTATTGTCAATCATCCATCAACCTCCTCATCATATCCCAAACAACCGGTGTTAATAGCTCTGGCATTTGACTACTTGTTTGGTCCGTTGCTCTTTGCAAAAAATGCTGACCTGGTACCCAACTAGCTTTTAGTCGCTTGCCAATAGCTGGCACATATTGCCCTACTTTTTGCCGGTGGCCATTTTCCACAAATGAAGCATAATTTTTACTATTACGCAATTCGACTGTTATGTCTGAACCCGAAAAGAATGGTCCCTTGAGTTGCCAACTGCGTCTTAGATCGCCAGTTTTAACTGGTGTGTTTGCTTGAGCATTACGCTTATAAGTCTCCCCAACATTTTTTACACTCTTTTTGACTTCATTTTTTAACTCTTCACCAGAAACTACGGCATTAACATGTTTAGCAAATTCTTGAAATTCTTCATCGTCAAAACTTCCAAATGCGCTCATGCTTTCTCATCTCTTGTCATCGCTACTTCTTGATGGCTAACATAGCCTGAATATCCCTTACTTGAACGTTTGTACTTGGTAACCTTGCCATTGATATCAGTCACTTCAATTGTTGCTCCTGCTGGAATGTATAACCCAGTTCTGATTAACAAAGTCGCATCATACTCATCTGTGCCAAAAAACGACTGTTCACCACTTTTTAATCCTTTGAGGATAACCTTAGCTGGCTCATCGGAAACAATCGTCACAGGCTCGCTTGTGGTTATATGATGTTCATTAACCACTTTCTTGGTGGTTTTTATGGTCACCTTATCAGTCCATAGCTTAGGAGCAATGTCCTTTAACTTGTTAAATGCATCAATTACCATTGCAGTCTCCTAAAATGGTTCAAATCTACAAAGAAATCATCTGTAATTGGATTAATTTCTTGCACCTTTGCATATATCTCTGCCGGTGAAGCAAAATTAACCGATACATCGCCTTCACTAATTGAATTAACTGCGTCACTATTGCCACTGATCCAATTGTGCGTCTGAATTAATTGCACACACATTGCTGTGATTGTAGTGTCAATTTCAGGTGGTAGTTCCTCCATCGGAATGTTAGTATAGTTGACCACTGACTGAATTACTCTGTCAATGCTAAAGTCCACAATATCAGCATTAGCCTTGTCACCAAGTAATTGGGTGACCTTATCCTTAATTTTTTGTTTTCTTTCATCGTTCATTTTTACTTCCCACTTTTGGCAGTTTTAGTACCATCTTCTGGTGATTGACCACTAACACCTTGCGCTGGCTTATCAGCAATCACGAATTGAATACCTGCTGTCTTAGTATTTAGCAGTAAAACATCGTTGTATGACTGCTCATAGTAGAGATAGTTACCGCTTGAAGCTGCACTTGGTTGGTCAAAACCTGCAAAACTATACTTTTCTGGGGCAATTTGAACACCATTGTAAATCAACATCATTTCAATTTGTTTAGCTGAGTCAATGGTTTTGGCACCAACAGTAAAGTCATATGCGGTCTGCATTAAATCGGATGGGATAACCACAATCGTTACATCATCTAAGCTGTAAACTGTCCGTCGAATGCTGTTAGGGTCTTTTAATGTTAAGCCGCGATTCAGTGCCTCGGCACGCTTCAAAATTGCGTTAATCTTTGGTGTGACATATAAGTATCTATTTTGGTTTGGTATACGTGCTTCATCAAAATCAACCATCATATTGTCAAATGCGGTTAAAATGTTCTTTTCATCAAGCGTATTATTAGTAATTCCTTTGCCACCATCTTTAGTTTGTTTTTCTAAAAACAGCTTGCTGAACATGTACTTGTCCATTTCAGGCATTTTTTCATCTAAGTTAAATTGACGAGTAATATTGGCCATTGAAATAACATAATTAGATTCATCTACGTCTGATGGGTCAACTAATGTGCTCCAATATCTTTCATTTTTGAGCTCATAAGTATCCCATTCATTGCTGTAATTTGGCGTAATGTCAGTAATAGTACGTCTTGCTCGATTTTTACGGCCTTCTAAAATGGTTAATCTTGGTAACTTGATATGTTTGGCGCCATCAAACGTAATCATTGAATTTGATGGTGAATTCCAGAGTGGTGCTGTATAAAGATGACCATCATAAAATCCTTGTTGAATTGCTTGTTGATATGCTTCTGCATAATTAATTGTTGCTGGCATTATTTATCTTCTCCTTTAAATATATTAGCCATAGTTGCTACCAAATCAGGGTCAGTCTTAGCTCCTCCACCTTGTGGTTGATAAGGTTCTTTCTGACCTTGATCAAATAGGTAACTATCAGATTTTTGCAATGAACTAATTTGATTGTCTAAGCCTTCTACTTCTCCTTTGTCATTGAGTTTTACTTCGTCCATGTTGAGCAGAGCTTTAGCAGCCTTAGTATTACGAACCTTGGCTTTACCTAATTCACTGTCTACCGCGCTATTGAGCTTAGTTTGCTGCAATTCTTTTGATAGATTTTCTGTGTCATGCTTGTATTTGCCCTGAAGTTCCTTTAACTGATTACCGAGTTCTTCGTTATCACCTGCCTGCTTTTTGAGAGATTTCAAATCTTTGTCTCTTTCTGCAATCTGAGACTGCAAGGACTCATTAGCTTTTTTCAATTCCTCAGTTTTTGAATTAATTAATTCATCGGACTTGGCTTTCAACTCTTCAATATCTGCACCATGAAGTGCAACAATCTTTTCCATTTGTTCATTACTTAAACCAATTTTTATTAACTTTTCTCTTGAAATTCTATTTGCCATTTTATTTCCTCTCTCGCAATATTTTTACGTGGAGCGACCACAAATTAAGGTATAAAAAATAAGCCTTTTTACGCCATGCTTGGGGCAAAATAAAAAGCAGCTAATTTGGCTGCTTTAAATATCATTTAATCAATGGAAGCCAATCTCTGACTTCTTTAAAAATTCTATATGCTTTCTGCATCATTGAGTTTTCTGCAAGATACTGCAATCCATCACTTGTTATAACTGTACTTCTTCTATTTCCTAACAATGTGCCGCCATCTAACACTGGTGAGAACGTAAGTCCTTTAATGTATCCATCATCACTTAGCATCTGTAGCGTGCGAACGAATTGTTGCTGAGATATATCGAAAGTATCAGCTTTCAATATATTAGGGTCTGCATCTTGACCATTTTCATAGCAATATTTTAGATAACTCAATATTTTGTAAGCAATTGTAAAATAATCGTTGTTACTCATCACTCTACCTATGCTGGTACCGCACTAACTACATCCGAAATCCAGACATCATCTTTAGGCTCATCCGCCATAAACAGTAGCTCTGGTTGATCATCAGATTCATCTTCAATTTCATTAACAAAAATTGTTCGTTTTGTACCGTCTTTCAATGTAAAAGTTACTTTTCTAGCTCTAAAATTGTCTAAAATCTCAACTAATGACATTTTATGTGGATCCATAGTATCAACCTCCTATTTCAAATAATCTGGTTTAACAGGTGTAATGTGTGCACCCTTCCTTTTACGATAAGAAATACGCCCTTTTTTAGTTGGATATAAATTACCATTTATATCAGACCACAAACCAATATATGATTTATGTTTAAATAGAATTTGATTCTTACTATTACTTTCTCGTTTCTTGCCATATTTCTCAATCAACGCTTGAGTTTCAGCGGGTGAGATAATTAATTCGCTTACTGGCCGTTTACGACCTTTAGCATAGTTATCAAATTCGGGCGTTCCCTTTACATGTTTATTATACTGCTCAGCGTTGAGTTCGTTCCAGTTATATTTTCCAGATTTTGGAATATATCTAGCAGTAGTATTCGGTAACGACTCATTTTGCCTTTGATACTCAATTGCTTTTTTCCATTGGTCAAAAGTCATATTATCAACATAAGTACCTTTGCCAGTTTCTGGATCTCTTGACCACCTTACTCGGTCATCTGGTAAGCCTTCAATATAAGGAACTGTCGTACACCTACAATAAGGATGAATTAACGGATAATTAATTCCGTCTTTTCTATCTTTCAGGTCGAAAATCTCACCATCAAGATGTGCACATTCTTCGCATGTATGTGACTCTAGAGTTGCCAAATATTGGTACTTTTCAACTCCCTCTTCTTTATATGCATCAGCTGTCGCCTCTTCGGCAATATGTCCCATTTCGGTAATGACCAAACGGTGCAATTGATAGTCTTCAACGTCTCTCAATCGCTGGCGCATCATTTTGAATACTTGTTGATGAGAATGTCCTAAAACGGAGCCCCTTAATAAGGCATCACCTAATTCATTAGGCAAGACCTCAGTATAGTTTTTCCAGATTCGTTTAGAGAAGTTGCTACCACGCCAGGGCTTGTTGACTATTGCTTTGACTTGATATTCATTAACGTTAGCAAAGTTACTAGATAATTTAGCCTGCTCTAATTGCGTTAAGTAGATGCTGTGCATGTATGTTTGTTGAAATTGGTTAGATAGACTTTGTTCTAATTTGTCACTCTCAGATGTCGCATATTGGCTTAATAGGTTGGTTAACTGCTCGTCTATGTTCTTAAGTCTTGATAATTGGCTTTTGAAATATTCGGCATCTAGTTCTTTGTCAAAGCCGCCTTCTTTAGCTTTACGTTCAAACTCCTTAAGTGTCATGTGCCAATCACGAGTGCCAATTGTACTCAATATCTTGCGTGCATCTTCGTGGCTAATCTCTTGATTGTTGGCATAGCGTTTAAGCCAATAGTCAACTTCATGTTCTAACACCTTTTCGACTTCTTTTAGACGTGCTCGCATTGCTGACTCATATTCAGCCGCATTACTTAACTGATTGTTCTTTTCCTGTAAAAATCTCTTTTGCCAGTAATTACGACTTCTTGCTGTCTTCTTGCTCATCGTCATCATCACCGTTTAGGCTATTAGGATTACCAAACTGGTCATTTCTATCTTTTAAGTCTTGCTGTTGATCTTTTAACTCTTCCTGCCAATCTTCGACAATCGGATTAGCTTTAGCAATTGCTTCTTTACTTGTCCAGTTAGCTAATTGACTAACCACTTGAGCTCGTTCAACATCGTTTTGGATAGCTGTTCTGGTCCAGGTCTGATTAATCCGTCTACTATCCGCATCTGAAACATTTAGCCAATGCAGGATAGCTCTAACTAACTCGGTTAATGCATCTCTGAAGTAAGCTTCGGTTTTGGCTGCTTTTAGTTCAAGGTGAGAATACAGCATCTTAATTGCAGTCCCAGTTGCATTATTAGTTTTAAAATCAGTTGGGTCGATTCCTTGAGCATGAACAAAAATGTTAGTCTTAGTTGTTTCTAGCATTGAGTTACGAGCTTCAGTAGGGATATTAATGGCTAATTGATCAACACCTGAGTCATCGCCACTACCCATACTTCTAACTCTAATGGCCTTATATCGTTGGAGATCTTTTCTGAATTCGTCCAGACCTTGACCGCCATAATTCTTTAAAATTAAAAATATTTGTTGAATATCATCTAAATCATTAACGTAACCGTTATAGATTTTGTCGTAAACGTCAATTAAGCCCTTGTAATGGAACAAATCCGATTGCTGTTCCTTGTTCTTAGGAAACGCAATAAACGGTATCCGTCCCATACCATGATGATTAACACTTGAAGTACCTGCGGCATCATCAGTTGACGCATCATAAATCGTAAAGCGATCATTAATTGGCTCTAAATTGTTAAATTGCTCGTCACGTGATTTAAAAACCGTGACTGTTTCATCATCCCAATATTCATGTACCCAGTAAGTTTTAGCGGTTTCTGGTTCAAGTTCTTTATATGAACGCCTCAAGGCAACCAACTTACGATTTAAATCGGTCGAATAAATTGGTGTTACTTGGTCTGGTGGTACAATCGCATATCTAAACTGGCTATTTTCATCAAGCCAATAATGTAGCCATGCTATACCGGCATTAGCTGCATCAACAACCAATTCATTTAGTCTTAAAGCAAAGTTGTCGCCTAAAACATCTCTGATTTGGTCATTGATTTTATCTTCACCCACATCAATAGTGGGGGGCTTAGTAGCCAAATAACCTGCTTCTTGATCAACCAACAACTGGTGAAAGTTAGAACTCACACGGTTATCAACTGGTCTTAACGGATTCTTTTCCTTTTTGGCAGCATCGTCATCTTTAGTTTTAGATTCACCATTGTTTTTGATAGTTATATCATTCTCATTAAGATAATAATTTTTAGATTTAGCATATTTAGCATTGAAATTAACCCGTCTTGTTTGCGTGTTTTGTAGCAATTTTTTCATTGCTTCTAATTCCATTTAATAAAACCTCCTTTCCTGATTAAACTTTCAAGAGCATATCGGGTAGCGTCCATAGTGTGGTCGTTGCCATCTGGATAGCCTGACTTGTAATTTCCGTTTAAATCTATCTCAAATTCATAGCTAGTAAATTCACGCCAGGCATCGGGACAACGGCTGGGGTCAATGATAATTTCACGCAAATCCTCTAACCACTTGTAGCCGTGATCTCTTGAACCTCCTCCTTTGATAGCACCATAGATGTTTAAGCCTTGGTCTTGGTATTCCGCAATCATGTCAGGGGATGCAGAATCAGCTGTCACTGGTTCATTGCGCACATTGCGCTCTTTAATCATTGCAACAGCGTCACGCACCTTTAAGCCAACTCTTTCGAACTCATCAAAGATAAAAATACGCCTTCTTGCTGAATCCCAATAAATCTTTACAAATGCTGTTGGATCTTTCGCAAAACCAAAGTCCAAGCCGTAGTAAACCTTATCAAACCTAGCAATTTCATCATCAGTAATTGGCCTAGTTGTAATGTTGTTGAACACTTCCGCCCCAGTACCAGTTACCTCACCCAGATATTCATGACGATATGCTTTCTCGTTATCCTTTTTCAGCTGTTCTGCATCTGCCAGGAACTCAACTCCAAGCCAACTTTTAGGAACTGAACGATAATCTGACAGGTTCACTAGTGTATCGTCACGCATTTGTTCACTATCGACTGCTTGATTAACCCAGTTAGATTGTCTTGCTGGTGGGTTGTATGAATAGAAAGTAATAATACCGGAACCACCACGCCCTAACGACTGGTTGATTGAACGGATTTCTTCCATGCCCTTAAACTCTGTGACCTCTTCAAAATGTTTAAACTTGGTGTAACCTTGCCTAAACGTTTGCGACTTTATCTTACGTGGGTCGTCTGCACCCTTAAATCTAACTTGCTGACCAGTTGGTTTATATGTCAACTGCATCGGGCTTACTGATGACTGCCAGTAGTCATCAACATGGAGTAAGTCAATCGCCCACAAATATTGTTCAAAAACCGAATCACGTAGAGTGTTAGCCACCTTACGCAAAACAATCGCATTAGCGTCCTTGTCTTGCATAATTCCCAGCACAATCATGAGCGAAATAAAAGAGGACTTGGTACTACCACGTCCTCCTTTGAGCCAATAATTGGCATGTTTTTTGTTATGAATATCCCAAAAAAGCTTACAGAAAGCCGGCGAGATATTATCTTTAAGACTTACCTGCATCGTTATTCTCCTTTGGAATATCAAAATTAATGTTCACCGTTGTGTCCTTATCAGTTGCTTCGTCTTTAAGCCACTCCAGCAGCTTGTCACGAGCCTTGGTCTTGTCAAACAGCTCAATGGTTGCACCATCTTTGCCCTTGGTTATCTTCTTAATAACGGAAGTGTCAACCTTTGATTTGTCCTTGAAATATAAAAAACTGTGGTGGATAACAACGTGGTTGCCGTCAGCATCAGTCACAGTTTCTTCTGTTTCTCTATCTTTTATTTCTTCGGGCCAACTGCCGAATTCCATGTAGTCGCCAATGTCAGCCTTGGCCTCCTTGACAACGTCCTTAATCAGGTCAAACGGTTCAATCGCCAGTTCTTTTAGTCGGGCCTCACGGATGCACTTGATTTCTTTTTGAATCCTAGCATTTCCTAGCAACCTGGGACCATTGACTGTTGCAACCTTATAGTCAGCATCATAGACATTGATGTATGCCTGCGTTGCGTTATAAATCCTTAGATACTCTAAGACAAACTCCTTTTGCTTGTCCGATAACTCACTGTCATTTAAGTCCGAAATTGCTTGTTCAGATGGTGAATTAGGGTGCACCCTTTTTGGTTTTGGGTGCACCCCTTTTTGCGCACCCTTTCGGGTCCAACCATTTCTTTTGCGCCATGATTTGACCGTGTTGATTGACACGCCATACTTTTCGGCAATATCCTTATACTTCATGCCAAGCATATAGTCATGCTCTGCAGCTATCCGTCTTTCTGCATCAGTCACATCATTTCACCACCTCCTGATTTTTAGGTATTAAAAAAGTCGAGCTATTAACTCGACTATGAAACACTTCGATTTAAACTTCCAATTTGGCTTTTAAAGCCTCCGTTAGAAGAGCAGAAAAGTTAACGTGCTGCTCTTTTCCCAATTTAACAAGGTACTCAGGTACAGAAACGTTTTTTCTGATTGTTTTAGGGTTTTTACGCCGATATTCATCCATATCAACACTGACAATTGTCTTAATGTCATCTTTACCAGTTTTAATAGCATCCAAATCAGACGCCAACGGGTACTCTGTTTTATCTTCAAGGGCCAATCCGATTAGATCTGCAGCCATCATCAGTGCTTCTTTCATGTTTTCGCCTTGAGTCCAGCCACCTTCAATATCAGGAATTTCGACAGTATAGCCTTTTTCCTCCGAATGCAAAATTACTGGATACACTAAAACTTTTTCCATTTTTACAACCTCCTATGGGGTATGAGAAACAAGGGCTTATTTCAGCCCTGCTTCTCTAAAAATTGCTTGTTCCAACCCTTTTTTAAGTTCCTTTGCATGTATTGGAACGAATACAGTCACGTTAGTATTGGGATTGTATAGCTTCAAATGTGAACCTCTTTGTGACTTTTCTTTAAAACCGTTACTTTTAAGCAATTTCACGATTTCTCTGGGTTTCATTGGCATTTTCTTTTACCCCCTTCTTTGCTGTTATTATTATACACAAAAATGTGTATAACGTAAATAGGAGAATAATATTTTTTTAAATATTTTAGTAAAAATACTTTTCATTTTTCAATTTATAATTTTTGCTAATTTTTATGTTTACCTTTTAATTCAGTAACATCATTTCACAACCCCTAAATTTTGCGCATAAAAAAGCACTCGTGAGAGTGCTCTATAAAATATTAGTAAATCCCTTCAGGACTTTTTTCTATTTGCTCTTGACAATTTTTTATTATCTTATCCAACAATTTTTCAATATTTTCAAAAATACAACTACATTCTGAATAAGTAAAATCATTTAAACTATTTAATAGTTTAGACAGACTCTTATAATCATCTTTAAGGCTATCAAGATTCTTCTTCGCATCCCTATAATCACTTCTAGTTATATTTTTTAACATGTCTAAAAGTTTAATGTTTGAACCTAAAGAAGCTAGTAAGTCTATTTTGTTTTCTCCCAATAAATATTTATTATCAATTTCTTGATTTAAATAGCTGTCAACTAAATGCTTATATTTATTTGAACTATAAATAATTTTTTCTAAATACTCAGTTTTTTTACTAGATAATGCACTATTATTATCATGATATATAGTAACTATAATTGTAATAAACGTAATAATAATTGTACCTAATGAAACCACTACATTATTTTTTATTCCTTTTAATAGTGATATTGACCAAGAAATTATTAAAAATAACACGAACCAATATGCTTTTATTATTCTAATAAAATTTCTCATAAAAAACACCATCCGTATATTAAATCTATAATTAATATAGCATATTTATAAAAAATTATAAAATTATGGCTATTGCGGCAACAGGATTCGAACCTGCTTACAACCATTACCGCAACTCACAAGAAAGATTTTTAAAATATGAGTAAAAATAATTTTTAAAGACCACAACATTAGTTTAACGTCGTTTCGGACGGTCCTAATAGCTATTAGGAATTACCCTAATCTTTCGACAATACCAATATAACACCTATTAATTACGATTCATCTCCGATTCCGACCCGATTTTGACCCGATTTTTAAAAAATCATGCCAAATATTTATCCATTTTTATTTATAATACTTTATTAAAGAATGAAATAAGGATATAATATCCCTAGAATAAAAGAAAGAGGGAAATGTTAATGTCAATTAAAACGAGTAAAAAAACTAACTTGAATGTTAAAATTGATACCGATCTAAAAAATGAAGCGGATTTAGTTTTTAAAGATATGGGCTTAACTTTAAGCTCAGCAATTACAATGTTCTTAAAGCGTTCCGTTGATGATCGCGAATTACCCTTTCAGCCACGTGTGACTAGCGAATTAGACCAAGCTTTGGATGAAATCAAATCAGGTAATATTGAATCATTTGATTCTGTTAAAGATTGGGAAGAAGATTTGCGTGAGTATGTACAAGATTAAGCAATCACGTAAATTCAAAAAATCTGCCAAGCAAGCTGTCAAACAGGGGAAAGATATTAACAAACTATTTGTTGCTGTAGAAGCTATCATTACAAACAATATTAGTCCCCAGTACCATGACCACGAACTTAAAGGCAAATGGCAAGGAGTTCGCGAGTTGCATATCGAACCGGATTGGTTATTAACTTATCAAATCAAAGATAATGAACTAATACTTTATTTAGTCGATACAGGCTCACATAGTCAATTATTTGATAAATAAAAAAGCTTAAGTAACTTTTTATGACTACTTAAGCTTTTTTATATTCGTAAATATTTAATTCAGGTATATCTACATCATATTTAATCTTCCAAGTTTCAATTGAATCGGCAAATTGGCATAAGGCATATCGTTTCAAATCGCTATAGCGAGAGTCACTATATTTGACTTTGTTAGCAACTTGCCAGTCTTTAAGTTCATCTATATATAGTGCTTTTAAAATCGTCTTAAATGGCTGGCTTGGACTATCTGAGCAGTGATCTATTGCTTGATAAATAGCCTTGCATCTGTTTTGCATGTCTAAAATTTTCATCATCTTATTCTCAACGCCATTACCACTACGGGAGGCAACTCCAGTTAAATCGAGCTGTGGACTGCTAAGATCAGTGCGATGAAAACCAGCCTTAATTAAATAATTCGGGAATGTATATTTAAAAAATATGCGTACTCGATTAGCTGTTTCTTTTTGATTAATATCAAGCCCTAAATCAGTGTTTTCCACAAACTCAATCCTTCCATTTTATCTGCTATCTTGCCAAGTCGCTATAATTTCAACTCGTGGCTCATCTGAGTACCACTTCTCAACACGCAACTCCACTACCTGTTTGTCGTCTCTGTATAGCCCTTCGTGTACACATTCTGCCTTATGCAAGGCATGATTAAGCTTCATTTTAGGATTTAATCCATCTAAGATAGCTTTAGCAACATTGTCACTATCTGGCTTCTTACTAGGTCTTTCTTGACCACTCAAGCATTCTTTCTTACGCTTCTTGGAATACGACTTGGGCACTTCAAAATAAGCTTTAATCATTAATGCCATATCACACGATATTGGCTTTTTTATTTGTGCCTGTTGCCTAGCAATCAATGCACTATACCGGACTTGATTTTCATAACCGTGAGTATCATCTGGAGTGTAGGTAATTACGTGACCACCTCGTCTAGAAAATCTTGGTCTTGCTTTTCCCTTAGGTTCTCCTGGCACTATAAACTTCAAACAATGCTCCGTTTAAACATTAATCTTCCTTTCCTGCACCTTAAAGGCTGCTTTAAGACCTCTTTACATTTTTACTTAACGAAAATTGTTTCGTTGTTCCCTTTGACCATATAATTATCTCCCTGATTCAAATCAAACCAGTGATTATCAAAACGATATAATCTAAAGCCTCGCTTACTAAATTCTCTTTGATCAGCTTTAAAATTCTCGCGTACTTTGCCAAATGGTTTTAAATTAGATAATCCTCCTAAAAAGAACCGACAGCCGTACGGATCAACTAGCATGTAGCTAAATTTAGGTTTAATTTCTAAGCAACGTTCTTTGACAACTGTTTTAACCTTTTTCCAGCTAACTCCTAGTTCGTCTTCAACTTCTCTAACGCTGTAACCTATCTCAATATGACGTGCGATACTGTCTTCGCTTTTACTACTAGGATTTAAAATCAAGACTATTTCATTAAGCTTACGAATATCATCTGCATTGCCGCTCTTTTCAACTTCAGCTAAATCATTGTTATATTTATCTTCAAGATAATGAAGTTGGTCCCACGGTATTTTTGTCTTAACCATTATTTTATCTCCTTAAAAAGGCAAGTCATCGTCACTAATATCAATCGTGTCACCCGAACCGCTAAATGGGTCTTGTGGGGCGTTGCTATTGTTGCTAGTGGAATTATTACTGCTGTTATAAGAAGTGCCGTTATTACCCGTATTTGCGTTATTCTGCCTATCCTTTTTCGACTCAAGTAATGAAAAGTTATCAACAACAACTTCAGTCACATAAACCTTTTGCCCGTTTTGGCCATCGTATGATCTAGTTTGAATTCGGCCATCAATGCCAACAAGTGAGCCTTTCGATGTAAAGTTGCAAAAATTCTCTGCAGCTTTGCGCCAAATGACACAACTGATAAAGTCAGCTCCTCGTTCACCCTGAGAGTTGGTATATTGCCGATTAACAGCAAGCGTAAACGTTGATACTGACAGACCACTCTGTGTTGTTTTCAATTCAGGGTCACGTGTCAAGCGACCAGTTAGCACCACTCTGTTAATCATTTTTATCCGCCTTTCTGTTTAAGTAGTCCACGCACCAGTCATAGTCTTCTTTGCTGACCTCATATCCTCTATCCACAAAAACTAGCATGTAAAACACTATGTGTGCTCGTACGTATATGGTCGCACCACGCAACTTTTTTAAAGGCTGTTCACAAGTTTCGCCATTTAGAACATCATTGAAGACAAGTGTCTTATTCCCTTTTATTTTCATTTGTGGTTACCTCTGCATCTTCGAATTTCTCGTTTTCATCAAGCGGATAGTTGTCCGGTACGTGTCCTAAAAACACGTACTTGCCGTTTTTGTTTTTTCGATATAGTTTTTTAACGTGTGTCATTGCTTAATCCTTTTAAAACCAATGTTGATATTTAACTCTTCTGAATTTTTATTGGAAGTTTTATTAAATGACAATTCACTTAAAGTTAAATCCCTATCATTTGCAATATTAGATATTGCTTGTAGCTGCATAAATACACCTGATAATTCAGGGTAATCTGTATCAATTAAAATTTTTTCTTTTTTCATTGCTAGTCCTCCTATACATTCAATCCCACCAAACGTCATCACATCCAACTGCCATACGGGTATAATACCAGCAACCATCTTCAAACATTTTTTCTGCATCACTTGCTAAAAATCCTGTTAATGTTACTTTGTTAACCATTATTAGTACTCTCCCATATACTTCTTTTCAAAATCAGCGAAGAACTTGTGTGCCTTTTGTAGTCCTTCTTTTTCTTTGCGTTGAAATGCGCCAATACCATGCTCACAATCGTATTCATACTGCTGGTCTGCTCGCTCATGCCATATCTTTGAGTAGATACTGTCCCAGTCAGAAGTCCACTTATACTCGTGAGCGCTTGTCTGCGATTTTCGTAAAATCAATGACATGGCCTCTGTCTCCTTCAATATATGCACTTAGATATCTCACAATCACATTACTGCTCATTTCAATAATCTCTTATCTTTCATATTTTCAAAATTAATTACCGAGTTTGCACTGCCTTCAAACATTCGACTAACTACGCGACCATGATCTTGGTATGTTGCAAGTAGCTCTTCTTTATTCAAGTTAGTAGTCGTAATCACTCGTTGATTACTTTCATAAATATTAAATAATGTGCGCTGAACAAAGTCTGTTGCTTCTTTGTTGCCAGTTTCAGCACCTAAATCATCAAGAACTACTAAATTTGCTTGTTTAGCAAGTTCATTAACATATTCTGGTGACCACTTGCCCACTTTAGTCGCAAAGTAATTTCGCATCTTATCGATTAACTTATCAACGCTAAGAAATAAACACTTTTGCGGTGGATTAATATGATCATTAACAGCATTTAAAATAGCAACTGCTAAATGTGTTTTGCCAGCACCTACACATCCCATCAACATAGTATTAAATTGCTTATCAGGATTGCGAAAATATTCAGCAGCAATAGCATGTGCAACCTCTTTTACAGCTATCTCTTTTGAACCTGATTGGGCTTTAAAATTATCAAATGTATAATTATGTTCCTCTCTGCGATTAAATAGTGAGTGATGCTTTAAATAGTTCCTATTCGAATACTCAAATTTAACTTTTTCAGCTATCGGTTTAAGTTCCTTTTCTTGCATACACTTAATGCAGAACGGCTGACCAGCATTAAAGCCATCAATTAGCATTAAGTATTGCTGATAGGGATGCTTACAGTGAACTGGGCAAACTTGCTGCAATACGTGAGTTTTAGAACCGACTTGGCTGATTAATTTTTTATAACTTATTGCCATAATTAACCTCTTTAAAATGGCGTTTCTTCATTATTAGTGACAAATCCTGCCTTACGCTGTTTTTCCAATAATTCTTCAGGTGACATTCCGGTTCCTTCAATTCGTTTAGTTTCTAGCTTCTCAGTTTCAAGTTCATCATCAAATCTACCATTAAACCATGTACCACCATTCATTGGATGATACCAAGATGGACCATTAGCACAATAATTGTTATAAGCATCTAATCGGGCTTTCATATACTCAAAAGTATGTGTTTTTGCCTCTTTTCGCCATGCTTTATAATGTCTAGATGCATCTTTTTTACCTTTTTTGTTTGGGTATGCCGACCATAGTTTTTTAAATTCATCATTTATAATCGTTGACTTTACAGCATCGGTAGATGCAGTGGCACGAATCGTACCACGATTCGTAGCTACGTTACTGTCATTGTCATTGTCATTGTGTATGTCATTGTCATTATTTATTTCTTTTGCTTCTTTTCTTCTTTGAAACTCAAAAATAAATAAATTACGTATTTCATGATCAACTGTCCGTGTTGATGCTTTCCACCAACTGTTTAGATGATTAATAACTTTAAAAATCAAATCATCGCTTTGTACTTCTGCTAAATCTGCCCGAATACAATCAAGAACAGGCTTACCACCCTTAATAACTGAATATTTAAGCGAGTTCATTAAAGCAATTTCTTGTGTTTCCTTTGAATAACAAATGACTTTGTGTCGTTCTTCAAAGCGTTCAATTAAAGCCCTTGTTGCCTCAGTTGAGTAACCTAGCTCAAAAGCAGCAACTTTATACGGTAAACGGTAAATTCCAGCTTGTGTCGTATGTGCATTTGTCATTAGATAAAGCATGAAATAACGATCTTCCGGAGTAAATTTATCAACTACTTTTGGATCATCCCAAAATGAAGTTGCAACTATTCTCTTAATTATTTTGCCCATTTCAATCACTTCCCAACTTGATTAGCAAAAGGATCTGTAATTGCATCTTGCTGAACTTTGTTAACAGCTTGATTTAGTAACGTATTTTCTGATTCTCGCTCTGCCTGTTTGGACTTTGTGTCAGTATCCACTGTTGACTTAATCAGTTTGTAAGCATCGTTAATGGCATCAACATACTTAGCAAATTTCTTGCTCTTTTTGCATTCATTTTTGATATACTCTTCGGCTTTTTGATTACCTGATACAGCTAGCATATAAACTTCAACTAATCTCGTCTTTTTATCGCCAACCTTGACAGTAACTTTGCTTAAAGCCTCATTGTCAATAAAATTAGTTTTAACTTGTACCTGTTGTGGTTCTTGTTTAGCGCCATTACCGTCAGTATCTTCCTCCGAAGCAATTCCAAAGATTGCACTGATCGAGTAACGTCTGGCATAAGTTAAGACAGCTCCTTGGTCTTGCGTCTTACCACTGCTTTTTTTGATACCAACATCAAGCAAACATTCACCAAAATCGATCAGTGCACCTTGACTATTAAAAATAATATTTCTAACGCCAACTTTACCGTCTTTAATAACCGGTAATTGACTGATTGCAATATCCTCATCTTCAGTTGCTTTATAAATTGCTTTAAAAACTTGGTCTAGAGAGGTGTAATCATAGCCATAACCATGTGCGCCTTTATTAGGTTGCTCAATTTTTTGTTGAACAGTGCCAAACGCTTTCATCAAAGCTTTTTTTGCTTTCACCGCTTCTTCTTGCTTCATATCAGCAACTGTCTTAATTTTGGGAAAACTACAGTTATTAACTGACTGACCTGTATTATGGATCGCTTCTTCAGTCATTTAGTCCACCACCTTATACGCAATTTTATTTTCTCTAAAGAAACTTGCTAAGGCAGTTAACTGCTCTGACGTTCCACTAACTACAAACGTATGCTCATAAATCTTAGGTTCTGACTTAGCAACTGCTTGCTTTACTTCTCCAGTTTCTGGATCAATTAACTTATCACCATGTTTCTCTAACTTTTGAGTCGCTAATTTTCGCTTCTGTGCATCTTCGGCTTGCTGTATTGCAAACTCTTCTTGCCTTCTCTTTTTGTCCTCAACGACTTGTTTTAATTCTTTAGCGTGATTATCCATTGCTACTAAAATATCGCTTACGGGCTTGATTTTTAGTTCGTCAATCCAATGCTGAACAGGCAATGCTAACTCATCTGCTCTTTGTGATATTTGCTTTACACCGTCTAGGTATGTGGCCTGTTGTTTTACAATTACTTCAAGCTGCTGACTAACTTCATTTTCAAAGGAAACATTTGAATAACTCTTGTTATCCCAGCGTTGATTATATTTAAAGTTGAATTGCCTTAGATCGCCGTCAGTTAATCCAGCTTGACTTGCAAACTCAGAAATTCGCTTAATATTTCGATTATGCTTATATTGTTTAACTTTGTTGTCATAGTATGACAATCCACTGCCAATTTGGGTATAAATGTCGTCAAGTTCAGATGTCATTGACTTAACTTGTTCTTTAAAAACTGTAATTGGTTTACTAGCTTCATTAACGACTCTTTTTTTCTCATCATTGATTTGCTGCCTAAATTTACTAATTTTAGTCCGCAGCGCTTTATCACTTTTGTACGTTTGCGGTGTAACCTTGTAACCGTCTAGTTGTGCATGTAGTTCGTCAACTTTAGCCTTCATTTCATCATAACCATGGAATTCCAGTTTTGCCGGTTGAAATGAAACTGTCATTTCATCATCAACATTTTCCAACGAAATTAATTGTTGCGTTTCAGTTTTTGCTTCATTCATGGTATAATCTCCTTAAATATAATTATCTTAAAAATTTAGTCATTGAGTCCGATTGCCGTCGGACTTTTTTTATGTTCCGGGAAGTCTTTCTGGTAGGGTCAATATGTAGATCGTTCCTACCAAACCAAGAATTACTAGTAATAATGAGATTGTTAGTGACATCCTGGTGTGTATCTCTAGGTCTGTGTAAGTAGCTAAAAAGTTTGCCCATTTTTTCAATATCCTTTCAATCATGGTAATTTTGCATCCCAGTCTATTTCTAATTGGTGTTCTTCCATCCATTTGGCTCCCCTATTCTCAAAAATAATTGTTGTCTTTCCATTCTTAGTGCGTCGAGGATGGACTACCCAACCACCATTTTTAACGTCCACTTCAGGATATGCATCAAAAACAAACGTCCGTATCCACTCAGGTGCTCTATTTCCGCAATAATTTTCGCTAAATTCTTTCATCTTGATGGTTTTGCCCACCAGTGACTCAGCTGGAACGTAACCACGTTCTTGCATGATTTGATCAACCAGTTTAACCAGAGGCCCCACTTGTATTTGTAGATTTACTAGATCAGTCAATTGATTTCACCTCGTTTTCCATTAGTTTTTTCTCTCTTAGTTCGTCTAAGCTGATTTCTAATGCATCAGCAATCTTACATGCATTGGTAAAGGACATTTCTGAACCATTTCTATAGTTATTGATGGTGCTCCAAGGCAGCCCTGTTAACTTAGATAACTTGTAAATACTTATCTTCTTTTTATCCATTATTTTTTGAATCATTTCCCACATGTTGTGTATAACTCCTTTACTTATATCTACATATAGTGTTAAAATTAATACCGAATTGCCCCTTGATATAGTGATATATCATTTGAACCGAGTGAATTCAGGGGAAACCTAAGTCACTGATATGGCAACCCTGAGCCAAGCTTAATTGAAGGTGCAACGCATAGGACTAAGTCCCACGAGCGCTCGGCAACTCATACGAGTTGAACATATATGCTGAACTACTAGGAAACTAGTAGAAGTTAAGAATAAAAAGCCTTAACGATAACAAAGTTGAACACAATCAATAGAGCTTTAGAGAATAGAAATCATTTTGCAAATTATCTGAATAAGACTAATGCACTTGCTAATATGGCATCTACTACTAGCCCAGCTTTAAAAGTAACTTTAGATAGGACAAATGGTATTATTAATGAGGAGATGAAGTCATTGACAGATAGCTACAAACGCACAGTTTCTGCAATTACACCATCCTCTGCATCATTCAAGAAAGGATTTTCTGAGCTATCAAATACTGGTAATTCAATCAACTAAGTCATCCCTAGTGGATGGCTTTTTTATTGCTGTCTTTTTCAATCATTACAGTTCTTTAGCTTCATAACGATCAAACCATTCTTGTTGATTTGCTAAATCTAATGCCTTTTCGGCTATAGTGCGCCAAACATGTGGTGTCGGATACCATTTGCCATCAACTACTTCGCTGGCTTGATTTTCAGCTGAATCAACAAGAAATTTAAGTTCCTGCACCGACCTAGTCATTTCTTTATCGTGCTTATCAAATTCTTCTTTTGTATACTTCATGTTTTGAGCTCCTTCTTAGTATTCCTTTTCCCAAACTTTGTATTTAATAGCGCAATCTTTAACCACTGCCATGTAGATTTGCTTAAGTCGCTTGTCAGCATCAATTACATCTAATCTGTTCAAACGATCAATTGCTGACTTGCATGAACCGTTAAGTGCCATTCTTTGCCTTAAATTAGTCAGTCTAGTTTTTAAGCTTGAACCTGCTCGTGCATCTACCTCTTTATAAATGTCACCTTGAATTTGTTGGTAAGCTCCAAAACCGCCTTCGGTCTTAGCCATTTTGTGAATTAAACCTTGTGCTGTTTTACGCCACTCGGTCGTATTTAAACTAACGATTTCAGTAATGTTGTCTACCTTTTGGTCTAACCGCTTAATTTTTCTTTCGTGTTCAGCATTCACTTTTAGCATCTGGCTAAACATCTGTAGCTCTGGACTAAGTTCTTTCATATCCAATTGGTTTTCTCGATACTTCTTTTCCACACTAATTAGATATTTACGATACTGCTTACCTTTTTCTGTCCGACTTAATAAGCAAAGTTGTTTGGCCATGTCGATTGTTAAGGCATAGTCTTGTAATTCACGTTTGGCGCCATTATTAACAACCGTACCTGCAGGTACACTTGTAAAATCTATGTGTTCTTCAAAATCTCTAAAATTTTGTTCTACCCAAGCGCTAAATCTTTTTTTGATTTCTAAGGCTTTGTATAAATCTCTAGCACTGACTAATTGCTGATCATCTTTGACCTGTACTTTAATTAATTCCAAGATTGTTTCCTTCCATTTGTTTTTTAACGCTAAAAGCGTTATTGGGACCAAAAAAAATATAATCTGTTGGTATTTTGTATAAAGCTGCAATTATACTAATATCCCGAATTGATAGCTTAGTTGCATCTTTTTCCCAAGTTTGTAATGTTGTGCGACTAATATTTAACGCTTCAGCAGCCTCCCATTGGGACAATCCGGCTCTCACTCTTAAATCTTTGATTGTATGTTTAACGTTATTGGGAACTTTATAATTGCTCACACATATTCCCTCCTTTCATAGTTTATAAATATATATTATCACGCTTTTAGCGAAATGCAATACTTTTTACGCAAAAAGCGCAAAAAAACATTCAAAAAGATAGTTAATAGCGTTATAATTCATTTATAGGAGATTTAAAAATGAACGATTTAAAAAATATTTTTTCAGCAAACTTAAACAAATTGATGGCTAATCACAATGAAAGTGTGACAGATTTAGCAAAAAGTATTGGTACTGCGTACTCTACAGTTTCTGACTGGAAAAACTGTAAGAAAATGCCTAGATCAGGAGGTTTACAAAAAATAGCTGATCATTATCATATTAATATTAGTGATTTGCTAGAAGAAGTAGTAGACAAAGAAGACTCTTCTAATCTCGATTGGACTGACTTAGGTATGGCTTATGGTGGTCACATTCCTGATGATTTGAAAGATATGTATCGTGCCATTGCAGAAGAATATGTCAAAAAACATCCTGAGGCTTTACAGAGAGATAAGAATAATAAGTAGAAAGTTTGATAATATGCAGAATATGGATGAAGTTCTAGATTGGATTACTCGTTTTTGTTGGTCTAAAAAAATTGGTATTCAATACATCCCCTACATGGATCCTCACGATCCTTCCATATGCTATGAATGGCCTAGACTAATCATTTTTAATGAAAACTGGCATAAAATTGCCGAAAAGCCGTTTATGCTCAGTCATGAAATTGGGCACATTTTAAATGGTGACACTTCTCATTATCACAATCATAATTGTCTACATGGTGTTGGTGAGGAAGAATACTTGGCAAATGTTTTTGCGATTAAACTTTTAATTCAGTATTGTCAGGAAAATGATATACATTTTAACAATATCTATGATTTCGCAAAAGCTTTTGGCATCCCTTCAAATGTTTACTACATATTAGAGAAATATGTAGACGTTAATAAATGTAATATTGTTGATTTTTAAGTAAGCGTTTTTAAGGAGGAGTCAAAAAATGAAACAAAATCACTGTGGAGTATGTGGTAAGAAAATAGGTTTATGGTCGTCACAATATCTTTTAAAAGATGGCATAATTTGTAATAATTGTGCTACTAAAACTCAGCTTTTGAAAAAGTCAAGCCAAGCTAAAATGGATGATTATTTTCAATATCATACAATTGCTGAAATAAACAACTTGCTTAATATTTCAAACCAATCTTCAAATAATGAAAACCAAAAAGTAAGCGATTCTTCAAATAAAGCAAATTCTTTTTTTGATATTTTTCATGTTCGCGAATTAAAAGGAGAGATTGTAAATTTAAAGACTGAGAATGCTAATTTAAAGAAAGAAACTGAGCTTAAATTGAGCATTCAGCAGATGAAACCTGTTGAACTTGAAGTTCTTATTGAAAAAAAGAATGCTCAACTGTGTAAATTAGATAAAGCAATTGAGACTAAGCAGAATAAAGAAAAACAACTTACTGCTACTATAAACTCACTGTATACTAAAGTAGACGAATTAAATAGCCAAATTGTAGATTTATCTGAAGAAATAAATTACGAAAGCTATGGTCTCTATAAACCGCGTTATGAATTTTCGAATTCAAGTACTTATAAAGGTAAGCTAACTGAAGTTCGATCTAATCAAAAAACAATGATTCGTAATGAAACAGCAGCCGAAATATTCGAACCTATGACCATGAATGGCTCTTTAGCTAAAGGAAAATCCATGCAGAAGAAAAACATAAAACAATTACTTCGCTCCTTTAACGGTGAATGTGAAGCAGCCATTAACAAGGTAACAAAATCTAATATTGAAACTATTGAAAAAAGAATAAATACGTCATTTGCACAGTTAAATAAATTAAATGAGCCTAATGGTATCCGCCTTACTCCTGATTATCTTGACAGCAAATTGGACGAAGCTCATATTGGTCTCGAATATGCATTGAAAAAAGAAGAAGAAAAAGAGCAATTACGAGAGCAACGTGAACGAGAGCGTGAGGAAAAGAAACTACAGCGTGAAATTGCATCAGAACGTGCCAAATACGAAAAGGATGAAGCTCACTTTACTCAAGTAAAAGAGCGCATAACTGACAAATTAAGCAACACTACAGATACAGCTGAGATGTTAGCTCTTAAACATCAATTACAAGAATTACAAGATAAACTTAATGATATTCGTGAGAGAAAAGAAAAATTACAAGATAGAGCAACTAACCCCACAGCTGGTTATGTTTATATAATTTCTAATATTGGTTCATTTGGTAAAGATGTATATAAAATCGGAGTAACTCGTAGATTAGACCCAATGGATCGCATTAACGAATTAGGAAATGCTTCTGTACCATTTAAATTTGATGTTAATGCTTTAGTATTCAGTGAAGATGCATTTAGCTTAGAATCTAGTTTACATACTTACTTTAAAGAATATCGTGTTAATCGAGTAAATAAACGTAAAGAATACTTTAAGGTACCTATGAATAAAATCAAGGAAGTTCTTGCTAAACACAAGGAACTAACTTTTGATTTTAATGAGTATCCTGATGCTTATGAGTATCGTGATACCTTGTATATTGAAGAGCATGAAAAAGAAAAAACAGCTACTAGAGCTGTAATGTAAAACAAAAAATCTAATTTACTCCAAGCTTGTTACTTTGAACTGTAAACTTTCCAAGTTTGAATGTTTTTTGACCAATTTTTGGTCCATCAACACCTTTGGTAGCTTTCAAAGTAACGGGAATCTTATTACTATCAAGGTTATATGCAATAGCACCTTCGAGTTTTCCACCCTTTTTTATGGACTTATTTTGATTATTCAAGATTTTACCAGCATAATTCAAAGGTGTTGAACCAACTACTAGTTTGCCATCTGTATTTTTATTATCTTGATACGCATTGAATACGGCTAACCATGCATTAGTAATATCAATCTTTTTATTACTCTTATTTTTTACAATGTATTCAAAAGCTATTTGTTTTTTGTCCTTAGGAGTTAATCCCTTAAAAAACTTAACTTTTGTAATAGTTATATCTAAATCACGGATACTTGCCTTTTTGCCATCAAAATAATACTTTGGCTTAGGTTTAACTGTGAATGTTTTAGATTGATTATTACTCTTGTTAGTAGAGGAACTAGAGCATCCCACTAATGACAAACTCGCAATTGCGACAGAAATAATTGTAATAATTTTCTTCATAATGTACTCCTTCATAAAATAATAATTTTATATATATAATTATTATATTTGATTGAAAATATAAAGAAAAGAGTAATTTTGTCCACGACGCCAGTGACGTTAAACCTACGGCAGATTATAATGAGGTTAATTATGAAAAAACTAATAGCTGTAGTATTCAGTGCACTATTAATGGGTTTAGGACTGATAACTACTAGTAGCACTACAATTAATGCCACATCAGCTACAACCAGTGCTGCATCAAAAATGGACTTTAAGCAAATTAAAAAAGGAAACTACACTAGCTTATTGGGTAAATGGAAGCAAGTTGCAGGAATGCACAATGATTACCATAAAGGCATCACTTGGTATAAGTTAGATCCTAAGAAACTATCTACTTTAAAGGTACACAAACATAAAATAACTGCATACAACGGATACATTACTTTTCAAGGTAAATATATGACTGATAACAACAAGAAAAAGAGAAAGCTCGCATTTTCAATGTATAAGAAATCGCTAAGATCTGTTAGTGATGATGCAATCTTGTGGGAAATAGACTATTACCCTAAAAATGTTCCAATCTACGATGACAAATATCATAGAAAACAACCTAAGGAGATAGATAATAAAAAAGATAGAATTGTAATTTTTTGTAACAATATGGGATCAACAGCCGTTTTTCAACGGAATTAGCCGATTATGAATAAAACAAAAAAGCCCTTAAGAACCCGTCTGGAAAACTATTCTTAAAGGCTTCACATGTAGGCAATTAGCCAAAGCTTTTTGTCTATCCTATTTTAGCAAATTAATAAGGAAAAATAAATATGGCATATTTCAAAAAACGCGGCAACAGTTGGCAAGCACAAGTATCGTGGTATGACACAGACAATACTAGGAAGTATAAAACCAAAAGTGGCTTTGCCACTAAGACTCAAGCTAAAAAGTGGGCTAATGAATTCGAAGTTGCTAAAGACAAAAATCAAATAACAAATTATGACCCCATTTTTATTGAATACTTTTTAGATTGGGCCAAAACTTATCGCATCCCCGGTAAGACAACCACTTCTGTTGATAGATATTACCAAATTTACAAGCACCTAAAAGAATATTTTAAAAATCAAAAACTAAGTAAAATTAGTCGATCTCAATATCAAAAATTTATTAACGAATATGGTAGCAAACACGCTAAAATAACAGTACAAAAAAATCATAGTACAATTAGCGCTTGCGTGAATGACGCAATTGCAGATAAGATTATTACCACTGATTTTACTAAACGAATTAATTTAATTTGGGATAAAGACAAAACTAGAACGGTTGATTATTTAACTAATAAAGAAGTTGTTGCATTACTTGCAAATTTAAAAAATAAAATTAATCCACGTTTTACTAGTCGTTACATGATAATAACTGCGCTTTATACTGGAATGCGAATTGGCGAAATCATGGCTCTTGAATGGACTGATATTAATTTTAAAAGAAATACCATTTCAATCACTAAGACTTACGATTATATCAATAACAAGCTTAAAGAACCTAAAACCCCTTCTTCTGTTAGAACGATTAGAGTCAATAATAGTTTGCTAAATTTATTGCAACAGCTTAACACTAATAATCAAAGATTTGTCTTTGCAGACAAAAATGGTAAGCTTCCATCACCCGCTGGCATAAATAAAGTTTTGCGCATCCACTTAAAAGAATGCAATATTAATCGAAGTGGTTTCCATTTTCATAGTCTAAGACACACACATGTGGCTATGCTTCTTTTTAAAGGAATTGATCTATATGCTATTTCTAAGCGTTTAGGACACTCAAATATGACTATAACAGCCAAAGCATATGCTTACATGTTAGAAGAATATAAGGCTCAACAAGATGACAAAATTGAGAACATACTTAATGAGATATAA